CACCGCTCTCGGCAACAAATTCACCGCCGACCCTGCCACGGGTTCCAGTACAAGAGCCATGTACAGCTCGGGCGCCACAGGGAATGCAACGGCCGTTGACCCACGTTCCTGGTAGTAGAAATGTACCCGAGAATTGGTAAGGGGAGCCCGCTTCATGCGGACGGAATTCCCGCCTAGCTCTATCGGCCCGTCGTCATCCGACTTCCGAATGAGCTGACCATCAAGGTACGCCCACAGAGACCCAGGATAGTAAGGGCTGATCGTCGTGAAATCGGTATTCACGCCGTCGATGCTTCCGGCCGCCTCGCATAGGATTGGATCGCTCAAGCTTCGAGATACCTCACGGTCAACGTATCACCAACACGCCATGGGATGCGAGTTTCAAATTCCCGTTCCCCAATTTCTAGCCATCCGTCATCGTCGCTCGCCAAAATGAGAGTTCCGTTACGAAATACAAACAACGACTCACTCTGAAACACATACTCGGTTGTGAACGTAACGTTGGAGCCGTCAACAGGCTCTGTAGGACTCTCAAAGTGCTCATCACCGATAGCCACGCTACTTACCGTTTCTTCCAGATGAAGTTTTCTGGAGCCTATCGTAGGACATTACGCCACAAAGACGCCCGCGTTCTCTACACAATCCGGTCAACTCAGCGAGGGCGACCCCCTGATGTACCTGAGCGTCTCGAATTAGCTCAATCGATGCGTGCATACGGTCTACATCAGAACGCAGGGCTAATATCTCAGCCAACATCTGATCTGAAATGTTGACAACTGATGTGACACCATTGGTATCGTCATCATCTTGTACTTCCTCAAGCGACGCGAGTTCTTCGTCAGAGGAACTCTTCGAATATGAGTCCATGAAAATCCCCCGTAATAGACCTATTCATTGGGATCCACTGGATTAGCTCTTGGAGGAAAGATCTGTCCCAAGGTTGGACGCGAAACCGGAGCGTGTAATCTGTCAAATCGTTCCATTATTTGAACTTGATCTCGTTGCCGTTGGCTCGCTTCCAATTCCAGAGTTTTAGCCATTTGGGCCACGTACCAAATAGCACCTCCTACCGCTCCAAGAAACGCAATCAGAACACCTACAATATAAAAAATCAACTCGCGTCGTCGGCCTGCATTCCGTGCGATATTCTGACTCAAATGCATTATAGCCGTATCAGACGCAGAAAGTCGCTCTCGCACAGCAACAACTTCATTCGAGAATGTCGACAACGTTTGAGCCTGATTTCGTAATAGCGTAACAAGATCAATAACGGGTTTCTCTTGAACACACACATGTGGTGCAGATACAGCAGATTCCATACGTGCCAAACGGCCATCCAAGGACTCGACAGCCACAGTGCAACGCGCTGATTGAATTTGCGCATCATGGGTGTCATCTTGCATCTCTGGAATTACTCCGTCCAACGCCTCGGCGACGGCCGCCACGCGATTGACGGCAGCCGCAATACGCACAATCTGCTCCCAGGCCTGCCCCCAATCCTCAATTGGAGTTATGGCGGGCGGAGGCGTAAGTGTAAGCCGACGCCGACTAGGAATTCTGCTTGTACGGTCGGTCACCCTATGATTCTAGCAGATGACCCTTGAAAAATGGTAGCCCTAGGGCGAAACCACCGTCGCGGTCCTAGGAGCCGTCGCCGACCGACCGAAAATACCGTCTACCTGTGACGATGCCTTAGTTGCGCAGGATTCCAAATCGCCATCGTTTTCAAGTGTGTAGGAAGTCGTACCAGCCCGTGGCGCAGTCACAGAATATCCAGTCGCCTCAGTATCGCCGAGCACAAGAATTACTGCATTCGTCGTCGAGGAAATTCTGAAGGACAGTGTGGTTCCTGGAACTAGGGGGTCTCCTCCATTTCCAGTAATCATATACAAAACTTGAGCCGCTCTATTTGCAAACAACATGCTATTCTATCTCCTCTCTTCAGGCCACATACCCACGTACGGTGACCGTGGTGTCCTGCACGCTTCCGTCCCCAACGATCGAACGCCGAATGACAAGACTCGCTGACACCCCATCTCCAAACATTTTGACCCCGTCAAGACACGTGAACGTTCCCTGAAGATTCACTTCCTCGAAGATTGTCGCATACGTCTTATCAACAGCATGATCAATGACGTCAATCCCATCGGACACGCGCCAAAGAAGTTCGACTCGAAGATAGTCAGGGATGCTCTCTGATTCCGCAATAGGAGCCCGAGAGGCCTTCATGGAAAACAAATGAAGTTCCTTTCCAGCCGGTATAGGTTCCGACACTGTTTCAAACACTTTGTCTTCTGGACTCATCTCAGAGGTGACGGAAAGACAAAACTCTTCCACGCCATCAGGAAGATTTGCGTCTGCTGGACTTACTCTCATGATTCCTCCTATATGTAGTATCCTCGAACAGCAACGATAGTATCTATGATGTCAACAGCACCAAACACAGTACGTCGAATGACGAATCTTGTTGTTGCACCATCTCCGACCATCGATGTGCCGTCGAAGCACACCGAGCTTGATGGGAAGTCCGCCTGACACTCAACAAAAAGGTAAGATTTTCCAAACAAATGATCGTACGTTTCTGCTTCGAATACCTCGCGCCAAATCAACTCAACGAGCATGTAAATCGGAACGTTTACCGAATCAAATTTTGGCGCACATGAGGCTCGTGCAAATAGCATGTGCAACGTCTTCCCGATCGGAATTATGTCTGACTCTGTCTCCGATGTGTCTACCGGAGGCGATCCTGTAGGATACATTTCTGAGGTCACACCAAGACAGAACTCAACCCCAACACTCGGTATTGCCGATGGCTGAACCGCAACCCTAGGAATTCCAGCGTCTGAGTCTCCAACAAGAATAACCTCAGATGGTGGCATTGGTGGAGGATTCCCAGTATGCGTATTGACGATCGCAAGCAGCAAGGTGGCATCCGACTCCGACAACAAAGAGCTGAAAAACAACATACACGCGTCGTTGACGATATTCATGTACTCGTAAGCAGCAGATAGTATGTTTGTCTGAATCGAATCTTCAAGTGTTTCTGGACAGATTCGATTATTTGGGAAGTCAGTCGCTATGCTGTAGACGTAGCTTTGAGACATCTAAGAAACCCTCCAAAGTGTTACGTAGGCAGAAAGCATAATCACGTTTCCGTTTCCGCTGGCCTTGAGTATGTCAAAATCAACATTATGCACTCCAGCGGTTAGAGTTATTGTACGAACTCCTATGAGTTGAGAAACACCACCGACGTACGCCACAGGCCCCACAAACCGAGCAAAGGTTGTCGTGTCGTCAATCTGTACCCGAGCGTCCGTCACATTTCCGGCGTTGGTGCAGTCTAGGTTTGCAAGAGAAACAAAAAAATACTTACCTGCGGGGATTGAAGTAGTCGTATACCGATAGACCTGCTGATAGGCTGCCGCCGAGGTAGAAAATGGAATTAGATATTCCCCAGATTGCAGATTCGGCGGGTATGCCTCGACGTAATCTACAAGGGCTATCCCTCCAGCGCCATCTGTCTGAAATGTCTTGTTTGCTGGAGCGGCCCCGCTCGACAAAGACTGCGCCGTCAGTTCGTCAGATTGGCTTTTATTGTGGGTTGAAGCGTGTGTAGATACGAAACTCTTTGGGTTGAATACCTCTGTGCCATCCTTGAATCGAAAAGCTCCAGAAACATATCTCATCCCCCCAAACGCAGTTGGATCTGAATCCCCTCCAAGAATAATTCCTTCATCCTCTTGAAGTTCTCCAGGAGTCCTGTCTGGTGTACGAGTCATCTATCGACGTCTCCCACGCTTTCCTCCAAACTGCACAACCTTCTGCACCGATACGCTCGGCTGGGAAATCGAAGCGGCCCTGTCAACTGGTTCCACGCTCTCAGTCAGGAATTCGTTCTTAGAAACAGCCTCGACAATTTGGTCAGCAAGGGATGCTTCTGTTGTCTCCTCTGCAACCTCTTCCTCACACGAATCTTCAACCGCTACTACACTATCAGGAATACTCGACTCAGCCACACTCACTTCAAGATCTGACTCTATCGAATGTACTTGAGTGCTTACCTCTGCATTGACGACACCCCCACCTACAGTCGGCATCCCCACTTCTTTCGCGTTCACTGGAACATCCGCAGGTTGAACGCTTGAGACGACATCGTCTCCATTCCTTCTCAAAGCTCGCTCGGCATCCATTTCAACTTTCTGCCGAATCTTCCTGCTCTCTTCGTTCAACTTGTTTGCCAGCAGCTTTGAAACTAGATCGACCTGCTTCTGAACCGCCCTGGATTCCCCCTTGAGCATCACGTATTCTGTAGCCGCATTGGAGTGATACGTCTCAATGAGTCGCTTTGCCTTGAGAACAATATCCCTGCGAGCCATCGCTTCTGTCCCGTCGACGTTCCCAGCCTCGGCCTCACTTCTCACTTCTGCAATTATGCCATTCATCTGGGCATTCAATGTTTTGCACGCTTCTTGCTTGCCAAGCTCTACTGGCATTTGTTCTCGCAGCAGCAAGTCCGATGACTTCTTGACGTGCTCTACCACAGCCTTCAAAGCCTGCGTATAGCCGAAAATCATTGGGTCTGCCTGGATCACATCGATGGGCATGTCCGACATGGTCGCCTCCTCCATGGGCAGACGATACCACGTGCTTGTTTCGGTGGGAAAGAACTAGGTTCACGTCGTGGAGAATTGAAGCGCGATGAACACGTCGCCGGCCCTTACACCCCCAGGATGATCCACCATGAGGTCTCCGTTTGCGGGTGTCGTACCCACGTAAACATCATTCTTGTCGGTTCCGTTCCCGCCAAGTGCGAGACCTCGGTTCCAGAAGACAAGCGTGTCCACACCAGACGGAGTGTTCATGTCGAGGCTGTGCGGGGAGGCCAGGCTGAGACCACCCGTACCCGCAGGAATGTTGATGTTGCGAGCGATGGGAGCTGCGCACACATGCACGCCCAAATTGAACGTCCCGTGCTCAATGGCGTACTTGATGGCGGCCGAAACTGACGCGAAGGTCTGTCCTGCCAAGGCGGAAATCGGACCTGCTGTGGCATCGTCGAGGGGAAGCGCACTCTGTCGTGTCGTCACAAACTCCAAGTCCGTTGCGGCCGACAGTGTCAGATCCCCGGAAGCGGTAGACACCGTCCCGGCGGCGCTTCCGACAGTCACTCCATTCCACGTCGCATCGTAGGTCGAGCCGTCCACGTCACCCAATATCGTGACGCCGCCTGGGGCGAGCATTCGGATGGCGTCGCCGCCGGTGCCCGACTTGGCAACCACCGCGAAAATCTCATCCGTCCCGGTCGAGTCGCGCACCTCAAACAGGCGACCGTCCGTCAGGCGGAAATCAACATCGGTGGAATCGACGTTGACCAGGGACCCGCCATCGTAGGCGGTGTCCAGCGTTACCGAAATGGCGGACGCGCTGAGATCCACCAGCACGGTATCTCGTCGGAAGTCACCCTGGGACCACAGATGCAGGGATTCGCGATCGGGATAGGAGTAGTTGATGGACAGTCCCTGCACGTCTGCCGCTGGGCACAGCTCAAGGTCGTCGTACGTTGCGTTCGGTCGGACGAACGTGAGCTGAAGTTGATTTGTGGCGTCGTCAGGGGCGAGCCCGTCCGTGGCTGTCGACTCCGCCTGCAGCAACGCATAGACTTTGCGTGCGCTGGACGTCACAGGGTCGCCGGTGCTTCCATTGATGACCATGCAGATATTGTAGGGTGTCAGCGCATTGTCCCCGGTTGCTTCCGTCAGGCTCGCTCGCCCAACCAAAGTTGACAACTGAGCGCACACCATGCCGGAGGTCGTCGTGGCCAGCGAAATGTTCCTCGTTGCGGGAACATCAGTTCCGGCCACCGACAGAACGACCATGTCGCCGGCACCGCCCGTCATACCCGTCACGGCCCAATCCGAATCTGCGATGGTCGACGAAATCGGAATGTTCCCGAAGGAGCCTTTGACGTCGTTCGTCAGGGTGAGCACTGGCGAGCCACCAGCCGCCGCTGTGATTGCCAGCGTCGGAGCCGCATTGATCGCCGCTCGGGTCGCCGCGTGCACTGTCGCTGCGGAATCCCCAGCGGTGAAGACAACCGCGCGCAGAGTTGTGGTTTCCGTCACGCTGGCGTTGCTGTCGTACTCAAATGTCACAGCCGCGTTCACGCCGTCATTGAGGACGAACAGCTCTCCGTCGATCAACTCAGCGCCGCTGACAACAGTCAACGTTCCACCAGCCGCCACTTCGGCTGGAATGGAGATGTCGTGCAGGAGCAGCCTGCTGCGGATGCGCTTCACGTCTGACAGCCACGTCCTGGCCGCCATGGTTGCGATGGACAGATCGGGCGCCGCCTCCCAAGTCGTCTCGCCAGTGATGTCAGCGAGTTGCGAAGCGAGGTAGTCAATGGTGTCCTGAAGACTGACGGCTGAACCATCGTGGTTCGTAGGGGTCAGGTTGTCCGTGATCCCTGAACCCAAAGTCCAGATATGTTCTTGCCTCATGCGGGTGAGCGTGCTTGCCATGATGCCTCCGTTCTACAACGAGAGTATCATGCCAAGCTCAAAATCAATCGGAACAATGCATGGAAGTAGCGGAGTCGGGCAGCATCGAGCAGCATCAAGCTGAAATTCTAGGCAACTCCCTTGAGAAGCTCAATCAATCCGGTCTTCTTCATTCGGTGATCAAATTCTATGTGCTTAGAATCCGCCATGGAAATCAGCTCCTCCCTCGTCATGCTCTCAAGGTCAAATGAAGGAGACGCCTGAGGGGAGACACCCGCTGACATCACGATGTTCTGCATTGCGGGAACGAGATCCTGCGCAGCAGCTCGAGCCGCGGTGGCATGATCGACTTCTTTTGCAGCAATCTTGCCAAAGGACGAGGCAATTTTCTCACCCTCGTGCTTAGGCTGGACCGAAGGCGCAACGGTCTTCGGCTGGAACATGTCGGCGAGTGCAGCCCCCGCCGGACCGGCCATCGCCATGGCCAACTCCCGCCGATTGATCTCCCGCCACTCCTCTTCCGTCTCCGCGATCTGCATGTAGGGAGTACCAGTTCCCTGCTTCAGAGGACGCAGCATTTTCACATGTTCCGCCGCCAGTTGATACCAACGGCCTTCCTCAAACAACATCCCTCCAACCGTGAATCGACGACACAAGGCCCCCTTTGCCACGTCGAAAGGTTGCAGCCGAATGTACAGCATACCCATGGTCTCTCCTTAGCGAGGGACTAGCCCCTCGCCGCCTTCCCCGAGTTCGATAGGCCTCTAACCCTTTGTGGTTCGGATGGCTGTAGGCCGAGGTGCCATCAAAACTGCGGCAGCGGTCACCGCGTCGGTCGCGTTGAACAACAGCGTAGCCACACCAGCGGTGAATGTCACTCGAACGTAGCCCGCTGACGGAGATGCAGTCGATTGCATGATTTTGGCGCCGGCTGATGTGGCTGTAGTAGCCTCCACCGCAACGGGGACACCTGCTCGAGGCAGCGTCACCGAGTGGGCAGACACAACGAGGCCAGTCGTCCACGCAGCAGCCACGCCCGCCAGGTCTCCGATGTCATCTGCCACGTCGCGCAGTGCCGTGGCCAAGCTTGGAGTTCCGTGACCGGGCTGCAACCCAACTCCGCCTTCTCCGAAAGTCGTCTTTATCGCGCTCATATAGTCTCCTCGGCACGGAGACCGCCTGCTTTAGCTGGCGGAGGAAGTGCCGCTCCATTCTTGGTGATTGACTTTCACTGCTTACAGACTTACCATGATTCCTGTGAAGATGCACTACCAATTTCGCCTGTACCCTGTTTGTGGCGTCGTCCACAACCGGGACAACAACGCCGCATTGAATATACTGGCGGTCGGACAGACCGACAGGATAAACGCACAGGAAGACCGCAGAAGACGTAGCAAGGCCCTTGCCAAGCCACGCGGTGGTCGTCAAACTGTGAACCAACCTGGAGTGCAAAGCGCCTAGCATTTTCTCCTTCAGGAATCCGCCTACTTTAGCTGGCGGAGGATGTCAACGAAGCACCCTTTCCTTCCCTCGCCTAGTAGCCAGTCCAGAAAAGGTCGACGTTGGCGTGTCCCGACACGTTGACCGCTGCGGTCGTCTCCGCTCCGGGAGCACCGTTTGTGCTGACGAACGCTTGCACCTTACCCACCGAGGAAATCTGAAGCCACCGAAGGGCCGACCCGTCATAGTGCGGAATGGGCGCGGTCGGAATGACTGTGATGCCCGGCGGCAGACTTGCGGTGATGTCATACCCACCAGTGGGGTATGACGTATCAAGCGTCACTCGGATCTTCCCGCTCATCATCGGTGCCGACGGCTGTCGCCCTGAATCAACGGGAGTTCCAATGATCGAAATGGCCATTTTTCTTTTCTCCTCTACCCCGTAGCAATATTTTGCACCATACGGCTGGGTGCCAAAAAATTACTTCGGAAACGCGCGCTATCAGACGGCGCGAACTCCAGTTGCCTTCACCACTGCGGGCTCATGAGCGAATCGGAAATCCACCCGAGCCGTCACCACGATGATGTACACGCCGGCCGAGGCGTCCTTGTCGGTGTCGATTCGGATATTCCTCCAAATGCCGAAAAGCATGTTCGCGGGATCCGTGAAAAGCACCACTGTCTCGTTGGTGCTTCCGCCGAGATTCACCGGGAAAATCGGAACGCCAATCACAGGAATTCCCTGGAACGGACGAGATTCCGAAGCCTGAACTTGCTCATCACCCAGAGGCGTCGCGCGATCGCCGAGGCTCTCCTGATAATCAATGTTGGATTCGTCTGCGGTGAAGAAACGCAGACTTCGTCGATCACGTCGAAACGCCGACGGCATGGTCTTCAACGCGTCCTTCAGCACCGACCGCTGAAGCGTAGCGCCACCAGCCGCGACAGTGTTCGTGGTCGCCTTCGTGATGAACCCGTCCAACGTCTTGAGCAGTTCATCGCTGGACGAGGTGATCCCGTTGAATGCCAGCTCCTCCAGCTCCAACGCGATCTTTGCGGCCATCGTCTCCTGTACGGTTTGCTCGAATCGCTGCCGCTCGATCGAATCCTCCAACGCCTCAAACGAAATTCTCGTCTCCGCCTTCACGAGTTGGGCGTCCAGCTCCACCTTGCTGGTGGTCGGAACAGAACGCTGTGCGTAGGGAAGTGCCGTTGCTTCGGTGCCCTTTCTCAGCGTCCGACCCTCATACCGAATCTTCTCCCTCAATTCCTTTGGCGACGTCATGTCAACTCGCGTCATCATTGGAATCACAACTGCCTGATCGATGAGCAGTTGAATGAACCGATCTCGCTGCGCCGACTGAAGAAGGCCGCCGGGCGCGAAATTCGACAGAAGAAGATCTGCCTTTTGGACTATGAACCTGTTGTCTTCCATTTCACGCGCTCCTCTACATAATCCATGGCGATTTGAGAACGCCACGGCGATCCGCATTTGCCTCAGGCTTGCCCTCGGGACGACTCGCTGGAATCTGCGGTGTGGACGCGATCTTCTCCACCGTAGACACCAATGCATCAAGCCGCTTCATCACCGATGCAAGCACACCTTCGCCCTCGCTCGCTGGAGCATCTCCGGTCGGACCCACCCCAACGTTGGGAAGAACCCCCGACTCGACCGCCGGTGGTATCGGCTGGTCCACCATGGCACGCTTCTCAGCCGTCGTGGTCAGCGCATCGACACGCTTCTTCAGCTCTTCCACAACCTTTGTCAACTGATCCACCAGCAGGGTTTGGGCAGCCGTCAGCTCTTCTGCGCTCGCCGATTCAGGCAAAAGCGCCTTCGTGACGCCACACATCTCGACCTGCAAGGCGGCCAATGCATCGGGATCCGGCGCCTCAGCGATTCTCTGAATCACCGAAGCCAGCACTTTCATTTTGTCTGCGAATTCCGTTCCCAGAGCGGAAAGGGAAGCGACCACAGGCGCATCCGGAGGACTCGCTTGGGTCTCCTCTGCCTTTTGCTCCAGGGCCACAGGAGTTCCTTCCATGACATTCTCCTCGACCTTGGCAACCTCAGCACCTGAGGTCGGCGATGGATATTTCTCAACCAACGTATTCAGAGCTATTGCAAGCTGCCGAATTTTCGTGATGCAGTCTGACGCGAGTGAATCTTCCTGAGCCGCCTGCTTAGACAGCTCCAACGCCTGCTCGCCAATGGCGGCTAGGGTTGTGGCGACGACGCCCTCCGCCTTTGCAACCGGCGAAGGATACCGAGAAATCACACTCCCCAGCAAATCGGCGATTGCTTTGATCTCCACCCCAAGAGCGTTGTCCAGCGGGGCGTCCGAGGCTGCCGTTGTCTCTTCCGAATCCTTCACCATGTTGGCAACGGATACGGTACGCTCCAACACCTCGGTCAAAATGCGCAAGATGCCCTCCTTCACCGTCGAGGGCATCCCCGCCGAACTACTCCCCTCAGCCGAATTTCCTTCCGGAGACGTAGCTGGCTGACCAACTTCTTCTGCCTTATTGATATTGTCCACGGATCCACCTCGTTGCTTGACCACAAGGAAACGGCGTCGATTGGCGGCTTGGTCAACGATTGAAACCTCTTCCACGAGGATGTCGTGCAACCGAAACGCGGCTTCGTCCTCGTCGGGACTCCCTCCGAGGAACGCTCTCGCAACAGCTAGCACGCTATCCAGTTTTCTGATTTCCACGTTGTTGACTATATCTCGCGATTGTTACAGGACGAAAGCTTTTCTCGCAATGCTGTGCCGCCCATTGAAAATCCAGTAAACTCACCCGCCTGAATGGCCGCCCATATTTTGTCGTCTCTAACTCTGGAAGCCAAGAACCATGTCCCAATCGGAAACGTTTCTTCCCCGTGCGTCTCTGGTTGCTTGGCGAGGTAGGACTCCAAAACCTGTATACCCTCGATCGGCTCACCTTGGTGCATAACCCGAAACTTTCCACCGAAAAATTCCAAAAACGAATGAGCAGCTTTGCGTACGTCCGCAGCCGTGTACACGTCGCCCTGCGCATCAGTCTCATCTGGAATCAGCACCACGCCAAACACATATCGCTCGGAGGTGTCCTTGGTAGGCTCCACAGCCTTCACGATACGCACTGCACGGCCATCCTTGCGAACGTTTTTCATGTCTGACTTGTCAACCGCTAAGGCGTCCTTTGAACCAGAGGAGATCTCTCCTGGACGAAGCAACGCCTTCAATTCTGAAATCGTTGTCGGAGGCATATCAACCTTCGCAAGTGCCTGCGCCGGCCCAAACCACCTAACGCGAATCGGAGGCCCCTCCTCGAAAAATATTTCGGTCGTTGTCGTTGCGATAACGTCTCCGACATTTGCATCTAGTTTGCGGTTTCCCGTCCGACCGACCATCGCCCAATGCTTCCCGTTCAGTTCGACAGGCTCAGCCCACTGAGACAGCTCCCCCTCTGGAATTGGACCGATGGCACCAACAAAATTGTAAACGCCAGGCGACCCTTTCACCTCGTGTCGTTCTACAACCATCGCGAGAATTTCACGGACGACTTTCACCTTCACCCACAAATCCTGCTCCCCACCGAGCGAGTAGGTGGAGCCGATCTGTTTGAGCATCGCCCCCTCAGACCCTGGCTTTGCACTCATCACCTTCATCCGCTGAAGGAGTTCCTCCCGAGAAACTGCAAGCAACCCTGGGGCCTTCAAAATATGTGGGGCCGAACCCTTATGCTCGAGCCACCAAGAACCCAAACTCGCCTCTCGTTTTGCAAGCGGTTGCGCAAGGAGGTTCCCCAACGTGGGGTGATACAGCATGTCAAACACAACAAACCGGAGCTGCTCATCGTCAGCGGGCACTGACCCTCGGAACTGCGCCAAATCTGCACGGGGGAGAAACTCATCAGTGGTACCTGGCACAAGCGCCATGATCTCGCCGTCAAGAATGAAGCTCCCCCCGAGGCCTTCCAAATCCTTTGTCAGGCCAGGCAGGATCTTAGCAAGGTCGCGCTGCGCATCTTCCGTATAAATCATCACACCATCATCCAAAGCACCATCGTCGAGTCCGGCCTCCCATCGTTCCGCGATTGCTCGAAAGCCGTTGTATTTTGGCTCAACTCGAACGCCATCCGCAAGGAGGGCGTCGGTAAAGGCTTCGCGAGCTGCCGTCTCGGGATCTGTGAATCGATTGGATGGACGCGGCGCAGGCTTCATCGGCTGAAACAGAGCGGGAGGCCGAAGTTTCTCGCGGTCTCCACCCCGGTCGTCAGTTTCAGACCTCGATGCGATGTCCCACATTTGCATTCCGTCCTCCCGCACACGAACGGACTTTTCTATCGAGGGCGCATTCCGAGAGGGGACACCTCCAGGCGAAAAAACCCAAAAGTCGCTTCCGACTTCTTCCAGGACCAGCGTAAACAAGCCTTTCAGTTTCGATCCCCTAAACCGAAGCTTCTTGAAGTTTGGCTGGTCATCCAACACGTCGACCTTTCCCTGGTCGATTATCTTCAGTGTCGAAGGTGTTGCCTTTGTATTGTTCAGGTGAATTCCGCCAACTTCCAGCCCTGGGGAGACATCCCCCTCAAACGTCAGAAGCTCATCGCTGCCCTCAACCAAGGCCGCCAAAATGGATTCCTCACCTGATAGAGGATCAATTTGCAGTTGAAAATCTTGTACACGCCCTCCCGCTGAAATCGGGAGCATCAGATGAAAAATCTGCCTGCTGGGTGTCCCACGAACAACGGTCTGCCCCTTCCAATATTGCCAGGACAGCACAAAGTCCGAAACACGAACCTGCTTATCAAACTGCTCGACGTCGATGGCGTCGGAACGCACCTTGGTGGAAATTCTCGTGTAATCCCCGTCAACGAACCGAACGTTCTCCTCAGTGAAAAACTTGGAGGACACCAATGTATCTCGAATTTTTCGGGCCTCAGCCTCCCCGTCAGCCTCCCAAAACCGAAACTCGCGTGGCGTAATCGCCATCAACGACGAGGGCATCGCCGACTGCCCAAGCGGAGGCATCGCGCCAGTCTCCACCGAACGACTGCGAAGGATCGAAGGCAGCGCAACCTTGGCAAATCCGGACGTCCAGAACATCTCGCCCGTGCCAGTGAGATCTTCAGTAGACCGGCTAGCGCCGCCTTCGAGCATGCGGAACGTCAAGGTCCCCTCAAACTCTGGCGTGCCAAACACAAAATATTCATGAAAATGGGGATCCTGTTTGCCCCATTCAACTTTGAGCTTCGCCAGCTCGACGTAAACGCCTGCCTCAAATCGCGTCGCTCCCACAGACCCTGGCTCGAACACCACGTCCCCAATCGTCAGCCACTCGAGGGACTGCCTCGACTTCGGAACGGCGTAGACGCGGCTCGGAAGAATCATCACCTTGTTGGCCGCAGACCCCTCCATATCAAATGGAGCCATGACACGATTGGCTTCCTCAATCGTGTCCACTTTCCCAGTGATTCCAGGCTTCATCGCCGCAATCGTCCATCCAACCAGATAGTCGGCGACCTGCATACGTAGGTCGAGATGGTAGCCTGACCCCCTAAAATGAGCCTGTAGAACTCCGGACCGCTCCCCAAGCTTCTTCGGCCAGTCTAGAAGCGGATCGTCTTGCTTTGCTACCATCTCGATTTGGACTTTTCTGGCATGCGGAACCAGCACCAAATCGTACAACGGAACGTGGGTCGTGAACGGACCCCCCTGCGAATCGTCATGAAACTGAACCCTGGAAGACAGCCGAGGGGGCAAGGCGCGGCCAAGCCGAAACTTGATCACATGCCGGGTCTCTTCATCCAACGGACCCCGAATGAGCACGTCAATGTCGTTGTCCGACTTCCGATGGTTGCACAGCGACCCCACCAAAAAGACCGCCGGCATTCGCAGGGCCATCGGTTGGGACCAATGCGCCAACACCTCGTCCAAGGTCGCCGGATCGTCATGATGCTTCCCGAGTCCGCTCGGATGAATCACCGCAAACTTTGGGGCTATAACAGACTTGAGAACTGCAGCCGCCCCATCCAATCCAGGATCGGACGTCAACTCGAGCCCCCTCCGACGACCTTCCTCCATTACGAAAATATAGGCGTTGACAACGTCTTCTCGTGAAGCGCCGCCTCCGCTGTTAGATGAATTCCCAGCAAAATATTCCGTAAACCACAGGATCAAATCTTTCTGGGCAGTCCTCAAGTCCTCATCTGAGAGAGAGCGTAGTCGCTCAGGATCTGGTGCAGCAACAAACTGCATCACGTCAAACGCAACGGCTTTGACTACATCCTGGTCAAAGTCAACCTCGCCGCCAAAGCGTCGTCCTTCTGGAGCTTGCCGAAGCTGCAACGGAGGATCGAACACCACCACGAGCTGCAGCGGCAAATACCAAATGTTCTTCTCGGTTGAAAATTCCTCAGCCGTCAGCGGGTCTATTCCAGCTCGCTGCTCCTTGGACAGTTCAACCATTGAAGCCATGGCTATCGGGGCGTCTTGAGCGACAACGGCCCATACGAACACGCTCTTTGGGTTGCTCTGGGAAAGCTCGTTCACGAGCGCCTGGGGATCTCCGATTCGTTCGGTACGCTGGCGACGAGAGAGCAACGCTGCAGACTCCCCCTGGCGCAGCCGTCTTACAAGGAATTGTGGATCCGGAACTTTGAGCGCCGGCAACACGCCACGAGGCGGCTCAAATTTGCTCACTCGAAACGCTCCCTGTCCTGAGATAGTTTCCGTGGTAAAACTCGCCACCACCGCTGAAAAAGAATCTTCCATATCACTCTACGCCGGACGCCGTTTTGCTGTCTGGGTCACACCTATCTGGGCTCCAGCCTCTATCCGCCGCTGGAGGAGTCCATGATTCCTTTCGCAGAGTCGTCCGCAACGCTCTCGGAAGCAGGTCGAACGTTTTTTGTATTGAAAAATGCATGTCACCACGCATTCTCAGAAACCAATCCAAGCAAATATTGGTGCGTTCCTGAATTTCAGCCCGCGTTGCAGGAGCCTGCAGCAGAATGATCCGCCCCGCAGGCTGGCGATCGTTCTCAAACGACGCCTGAACAATCGCAGCAATCCTCATCGTTATCAGATCTCGCTGCGCCTGATCCGAAGCAAGACTGTACACCAATGCCTGCCGTGACATCCCAACCGTCAAGACTTTTCCCTCCGCGCTCGAGTACCACCTGTGACCTTGAGCTGCACCTTGTCCGCTGTTCCCAGCGTCAACGCTGTGATACGGAAGGCAGCGTCATACCCTCGAACGGCTGCCAACGCAGTGATACCTGTGGTCAACGAGGCCACCGTCGAAAGAATTCTCCATCTTCGCCCAGCCGTCGAAATAGCATCGGGCGTCGCGATGAGAATTTCAATGGTCAGCGCCCCTCCAACATCGGCCACCCCCAACTTTTCCCAGTCAGCTACAAGCTGGACGTCGTCCCACTCTCGAGCGTCCAAGGTCACTGCCTCGGCGATAACCCCCGCAGAAATCTCCCCGGCGCTCAAATTGTCAGGCGTCCAATCTGCAGCATCCGAAGCAGCTCGATTTGGCCGAACGACTACCGCAGCGTCTTGGCTGTAAAGCCTCTTTTTCACTGAGCATCCTCCTCACTCGATTTTCGAGAAAGCCTCCCGACAGCCTCGTCAAGATCCTGAAGCGTCGTATCCGCCACCTGTGGCAATGCTGGACCAGCAATTCCGACAAACGGTTGGGCCGGCTGTCGTTGCACCCCCGGCAGCGACGAATTCGTGTCACCCATGGTCAGCTCCACCATGGTCAACTGCAGCGGTTGCTTTGCCCAGTCCTTTTCGATGGGTGCAAACGCGCATCCCATGATGTCACTCGCCAACTCCCGACCTTCATTTGGAGTAATAACTCCAACCTTTGACAAACTCGAAATAACCTCAGCCCCTGTGCTCTGATCTCGAGATTGGGGTCCGTTCGTCCGAAATAGCCACAACAAAATTCCAAGCTCGGAAAATACAACTCGATTTACCCACGAATCGAACTCTGTACGTTCCGGATTGAACACTTGCTCGTCTGAAAAACGTAGAGCCATTTCAGCCGTCCCGCGGTTGAAATCACGAACGTCTCCTCTCAACAACCTAGGCAGTCGAAAAGAAGATCCAACCTTGTCGGTATTTCTCTCGTCGTATTTTTGAAACAGCGCATCGCCTTGCTGTGCGTCGGTGAGCCGTTCCATCTTTATCACTGGGTTTTCTCGAGGGGACAACGGATCGTTATCTGTCTCAGCCTCTATCACGAGAATCTTGTGAAAATTCTCTCTGCCACGCAAATTGTCTCGAATGTATGTCTCAATCGTGGCGACGGATTCCGCCGCAAGCCGGCCACCTGACACGAGCAAGGCCAGAGGAGGAACGGATTTGTTGTCAAAATAATTGTAGTTCACTTCCTCTGAGGCTCGCGACCCCAACACCGACAACAAACTTCCAATCCAACGAGGTTGCCCGTACGGCTCGCCCGTGGCGTATATTTTGAAGTGCGCAATTTCCGTTGCAGGTTGATCGTGCTGTCCGGCATGCTTCGTAAACGTGGCAATATCCGAATAGACGTAGCCTGTATCCCTCGATACAACCCTCGGATCTCCGAGTTCCTTGAACCAAACAAGCTTTGCCCCGATGGCTTGAACATATCGCCTGAAAAAACGAGGTTGTCGAATTGTTTCCCAACTCAGCCCATGGCGAACCCGCTCCGTCACAATAATCGGATCGACATCCAAGCCTGTACAACGCATGTATGAGGGCGGTACGTGTACAAATCGAGCAAGCCGTCCTTGCCGATCCCTCAAACATTCCCAGTAACCATTTCCAGTTATCTCAATATCCTGCCGGGTTATTCTCCGAAGCGTAACGAACGAACTCGACGGGCTGACATGCTCAAAAAATGACACGAGCTTTCCATACTCAAGCCGTGCCCGAATTTTGAGACCCTCGATAGCCAGGGCGACCTCCGCATCGGAGGGTCGCAAATGCACAGGGTCATTTGCGTTTGGCTGAAGGGATGCCCCAGGAAGACTGACATGCTCCTCCGCTTCTGAAACGCGCTCAAGCCACATAGCGTCGCGAACGCGCTCAAACGAAGCGTCAGAGTTCAAATCAATTCGTGGCGCAAACCGATGCCCAAGACCATCAATGTTCGTAACGTACGCCTGCACATTTGGGCCGAGCGCCCCAGAATTCTCGTACCACCGAATGAGAACCAACGGATCGTAAACTGGCGCAAGAACCTGGGCTTGACGAAAAAGTCCCCCAAGGATGTCCGCCTGCTCGTCCTGTATTGACGCTGGCGCATGGACGTCAGCGCCGGCAATCCGAGCCTTCACCGTCGTGTGCCTCGGAAACTCTCGCGACGTATCAGTCATGCTGGCGACGCTATCACGAAGATCTCCGAATCGCACGTATCATCCCACAAACTATCCTGCAAGCTGTCATCGATCACCACCTCGTCACCCCCAAATATTTCCGATCCCACCAGGAAACAACAAACGACAGCTACAGCAATAACGAGTGCAAAAATATCTACAGTCCACCTCGAACGCGCCAGGTCCCAAGGTTCAGACGTACGTCGACGTCTATAGCTCTCCAGCTCCATTTTCAGGCTCCTCCTCCAGAACACCCCATGATACAGACGGCTCCAACCCGCAAAAACGTATCCGAAGCTGCGCCTCGCAAACCGCCGAGCACACGTGAAACTGGCCCACAACCGAAGCAACTTCGAATCCCTTCCAGGGGAACGGAAGCTGACGACAGTACCCGGCCGAAAGGTCACCGAGGCGATGCCCACAAACGTCACAGATCAAAGTTACAGACGTTGCATTTGACATGACGCCCAAAAACTCTATAGACTCTGCACCCGAGCTACCGCTTCGATGGAAGGCTGGCAGCCTGCCATGTGACCGTCCTCTCGGCACCGGTCACCCCTGGCTCGTCGCTGAGCTACCATGACGTGGTAGCCAGGAGACCCGCCCAGATGTCATCCCCCCCGCGTTTGGGCGGGTCTCCAACTATTTCCCCAAGATTCTTACATTGCTCTGCGCCGCCTGTCGTTCCTTACGCTTTCGACGATGCGTCTCGTACATGCGCGATGCTTCTCGCGCAAACCAACTGTTATGCACGGCAATCCCCTCGACCACAAAAGATTCATCATGCTTGACGTGCAAATTGTAGACAAGCCCCTCGTACATCACATGACGTGCGTACTCAATACGCACAACGTCACCAGCGCCATCCTCCTGCATGCCGTCTGGAACCTCCGGGGCAAAGACGAAATCACTCTGCGGTCCTTCTCCAGCACGAAGTGACACGGCTGAACGGAAATCCCATGCATGAGGAACCGCCATCGTCTCATGCTCAGGGTTGACCCATGGCAACGCCGACCATACCGGATGCTCCGCGGTCATGAGAATCTCTACAAACCCGCAGGCGCGCAACCGGACCGCGTCCCCTCGATACCATGTGCACGTCGTCCCAGTGACCTCCTGCCACCTCGACTTGTGGGTGAGGACGAAGTCCCCTCGAACCACTTGTTCAATCGGGACGAGGCCGCGCTTCGTCACCACGAGATACCCAGGTGCGATGCATGCCATAAGCAGGTCGCCGGTATGCCTGCCAGGATCGTACCCAACGAGGTCAGAAATCCATTTCCCAACCTGAGGGTCTACAATACGGTTTCCTTGCTGACATGGAATGATCCACCGACCGGCCGCAAGCTCCCCCGCGAGACTCTCCACACCATACTCGGGCGAGAGCTTGTTCCTCCCTGTCGTGAACGACCGAACGCGGAGACCAGGATATTTCTCCCTGGTCCACTGTAAAATAAACTCTTGGGCCGCATTATTTTCTACAACCATTACTGATCGAAACCGGTCGTGCACCGAAGCAAGCCGGTCGATGATCTCCGGTCCCTGCCACCTACCAGACTGAATTTCAAGAATCTGTCGAGACCCATCCGGCCAGGTCAACAGCGTAAAAATCACTGACAAATCCGACTTCTCTCGCCCGGTCGACACGTCCACGCCAGAAACAACCATCACGTTATCGGGCAAACCTCCCATGGCGAGGATCGAATCATTGATCTGAAATGCCTCTGCAAGCATCGGATACCGAGCCGCCAAGTCGTTCAGGTCCTGCACCAGCGGATGACCCTCACCACGAGCTAGGCACGTCTCAATCCATTCACGCTTGAACCTCGCCGTGCTCTCGTCCCGTGGCTGACAAAGCATCTGCCTCGAGAACTCCACCGGCCCCAGCGTCTTCGTGCGCACATGCTCGATGCGAGACAACGGCCAGCGTTCCGGCCACGTCGAGCGCCCAGCGTCGTCGATCACGGGATACCGTTTTGCCCACCACCCTTGCCGCTCGAGAACATGCGCCATGTCATCCGGATGCCAGGCGTTCGTAAGGAACGCGATCCACGCATCCTCCGACAGTCGCGTAAACGCCGATGAGCGGATCCACTCCTCTATCTTCTCCCGCTGATACCTCGTCCGCGTGTTGTTCTCGTTGAGGACGTCGTCAACGATGAGACCGTCCAGCCTGGCCCCCTGCATATTCCCACCCTCAGGAGAGTAGGCCTGCACCGATGGATCCTTTATGCCGCTCGGACGCCGCACTTCGATAGCCGAATCGGTCCAAAACAATCCTCGGCGGAGATTTGGGAACACGTCACGAAGAGTTTTGCTGTTTATGATGTAGCCTTGAATCGTACGGATGACCTTCTTCGCAGCATTCTGCGTGGCGCTCAACACGGCGATTCGCTGTCGAGGATCCCGCCCCAGAACCCACAACGGCCGGGCGATAGCCATCAACGAGGTCTTCCCGGCATCTGGATGCGTCCAGAGCACCACGTTCCGATTCTTCTCGAGCACGTCGCTCCACTCGAAATGGAACGGCATGAGCGTAATCGGCTCCCCCTTCTCTTCGTCCCGCAATACAAGGGAGCAAAAAGTCGGAAAATCCACACGGGCACACTGAAGAAGCGAGGAGTACGCTGACGCCGACGCGGCCAGCAGAGGATGCAGGTCTTCCGACAGGTCAAGCCCAACTGACATGCGTCTACCTTATCAAAGCCAACACGAAAGACCCAGGGCTGTTCCCTAAAAAGGAACAGATGGACGATAGGAATGCATCGTCATCAGATCTGCTGGATCGCACACAACAGCCAGCAATCCGTGCAATTTGACCTGATTCGTACGGGTAGACTCACAGTCCAAGCAAACGTGGTCCCCCCCAAAACCAGAAACACGAAGGTCGCCGTCCATCTCCGACGCACCACAATCAAAGCAGGTCACGCCACGTTCTACTTTTGAGCACCTTTGCATACAATTCCTCCTATAAGACGAAGAGCTACAAGGCAATAGAGCTACCCTGCCGCCCCATAGCTCGACCTGGCAAGTGGATTCAAGAAGGATTTGAAATGCAGAGGGTTAGGCTACTCTTCCAGCTCGACGATACGCTGCCAGCCACGCTCTATGGAGACATGACGTAGAGCTTTGAGCGCGACATCCGGCACGGCGCCTTGAAGCATGAACGTGTCATACGAAGACATGGCGTCGTCGAATGAAAAGCACGAACGGTATTCGTCGACCATCTCGGAAAACGTCAACACGCGTTTTCTGCGAGACCCTCTATACGGCTCTTGCATGGAGGCGGCGTACACCTGCATACTCCCAAGTTTAGCTCACCCACCAGATAAAGAAAAGAAAATACGAAACAGTTACGAAAATCTCTAAGAAAATGCGACAACAAGCGCAATAACCTAGAGTGAAACCTTGGGAAATGGAAATCATCTACGCCTACTTTGAAGACGACCTAGACGATGCGCAGAAAGCGAAAACGCTACTGCTCCCCGTCCACACGACCGTATACTACAACGGCGAGACCCTCACGATTGAAGTCCACCACGTTATGACCAACACCGCACCAAATCTTCTAAAGCCACTCGAAGACGCAAACTGGCTGCGCATCACCGCTGGCGGTGTCATCGCGACGTTCATGGTCGACCGATCAAAAAAGACACTCCAAATACAACTTGGAACCGTATCCAGAGGCGTGCGCTACCGTGTTGTAGAGCTGATAAGCGTGGAGCCTGTGAACAAGGACGCCATCGTCCCAGACCAGGAAATCAAACCAGAGCTGCCCACCCTCCAAGGCTACCAGCCCCCATCTCGCCGGCGACCTCCAGCAAAACGAACAGCCTCAAAAAAATCGCTTTAGCCGGACTTCGGGCTAGACTGGATAAATTCCTCCCCCTCGCCAAGCTTGAAGTAAACGACGGACACGCCCGCCTCGGAAAATAGGGCCAGCGCAAGAATCAGATCTGGTCCCCATTTTTCAGACTGCAACCAATCGAAGGACGGCTCGAAACAGCAAACCCTCGAAATTCCTGATTGGATTAACCCCGCTGCACAAACCGAACAAGGAGGGCGCATGGTGTAGATGGTGCAACCCTTCAACGCTACCCCCACCCGAGCAGCATGAAAAATCGCGTTGGCCTCGGCATGCACAATCATGGAATATTTCACAGGTCGGTTGGCGTATCTGTCTGGCAGGTCGTCGACTCCCCTCGGAAACCCGTTGAATCCTGTCGTACGTACTTCATTATCCGGACCTACGACGACGCAACCGACCTTTGTCGACGGATCTCGACTCTTGGCTGAAATCCATTCGCACATTCGAAAAAAGTACGTGTCCCAATTCATGGAGCCGGGGAAACCCTTCCGATTTTCAACGTGAGGTTTGTCGATCCATTCTTCATCTTCACCAAAAGCGAGCAGAGCTTTTGAATCGCGGCCCTTGCATAAACGACTTTGCTCGGAAACACAACCCCAACCCGCTCTATCCCGAGTGTATGACAAGCTTCGTCAATATACTCCCACGCTGCACACTCCCGAACCAACCCTATTGCGATACGAAGCATATCTTGATCCAAGTCACAGTCAGCCCGATATTGCTCGAGTTGGTAGGCGGCAGTCCCGTAATACCGCTCGTCTGCGATCCCACAACCTATCTTGGCTTTGCTCACGGCGTAGTCCACCTCACTCGTAGCCACCCATTCTAGAGCGCCTTCGGCACGCCGGAGTAGATCCATTGGTGCATACGCGAAAGTCACCGAGGCAAGGTCGCCCCATACCCCTACTGCACCAGCACGAAAGACAACGACCTCCGCCCAGTACGATGAATGCCGCGAGCTGCGAATCCCCCAGTGCCCTTCGTGATACGCCACAGCCTGGTCGTGCTCAAGAAAAGCACGCTCGGCCGCCTCACAAAGCTGTCTGTTGTACTCCTCCGTCGATAGTAACTTCATTCTCTCCAACCTTTCCCCATGTGGTCCACCCAACCCGAGGCCCACTTGCAAACATTTCGAGGCGTGGTTCCGGGGATGCTTGCTCAATAATCCGAATCACCTCAACCGGCTTTTCAGAATGACGACGTTTCGGTGCATGAATCAAAGTGCCCAGCGTGCGAAGCGTAGGCTGCATAAATTTCCCAACTACACCAAACAAGCACAGCTCATGTTGCCCACGAAAATATCGACCGAGTCCATAACTCGGCTTCGCCCAGCACAAATTCGTAACGTACCGAAATCCGAGCCTGCCCATCAAAACGAGCCCGTCGGGCAGATGGTTATTGGTTACCCACAAATAAAGATGCGCCCCATCCAAGTCCGGATTGAACACACCGCTTCGAAGGATTACCCGCTCGATCTCCTCCACTGTCTTGATCAATGTGTAGTGTCTATCAGCTCCACGTTTACAAACCCCAGCACCCTTTTCGTGCCACGGCGGGTCTATCATAATCGTCCGAAAGCAAGTCAATTCGTCGCCTGCCATCGCAAGAAGTTTGGGAACCCCTCGGGAATCTCAACCTGACTTTGAACACGTCTCCACGGGGTCAATCGCCCCGTCTTCATGTTGGCCGTGTATACTCGCTGTGTGTCAAAATCCTTATGCTGGCAAACAGTCACAAGACATAGACCATTCTTCACAGCGTCCTCAATGGCAATTGGAACCATGTCAGTCTTGACAGCCAACGTGAAAATAATAGCGCCAACTGCATGAAGCTCATCCGCCATTTTCTCGGAATACTTCAGAAGGGTAGCGAGCCCGGTGCCTTCCTCTGGAACGTTCAACACCACGACGTCACACAACGCATGACTTGGATCGTTATTCTTTTGGGGTATGAGAATGACTAGGTCTCGAAGACCGTCGTCACTCTTATATTCGTTGCACGCCCATTGTAAAATGTTCTTCCGAACCGACTCAAACCCATCTCCAGTCCATGGTTGAACACTGGGCGCCAATTTTATGTATGCAGATGTGACCGCTCCCATATGCTAGCCCTCCTACAAAAAAGCCTAGCATCTCACAAACAAGTGTGCAATGTAAAAAAATTGATGCTTCGATTATTTATCCTTTCCAGTGACAGCGAGCAAATACTCACCATTTCTTACAGCACCTTTCCGGAGCACCGTGCCACGCCCTCGAAGCCTGGCTAGGTGATACCAGAGGGTTCCATTTGACGCCCCAGTTCGTTCTCGAAGCTGGGACACGGTCAAATGATCCCCATGCTGCAACGCTGAAATGATTTTGGCTTCAATACCGCAATCTGTCACAGTCCTTCCCCTTCCATATTAATTCAAAAAACGACAACAAATAAAGTAGTACAGTCAAAATGCTGCAAAAAGCAACCCCATGAATTTATTTTTGTGGGAATATGTAGCCAATATGCTCAAACAATACTACACACTGTTTACAGCAACACAATAACCTACATATTTCGCTCAGCTCGCTCAACCCCTAATGCGAACTCAATTTCAACTCTACAAACTCCCCCTCTGGAAGAAACTCGAGCGCAACCCATGTATGAATTCCAACTTCCCATATTGGAATCCACAAACATTCAATACCATTTTCAATTACTGGAGCGGTATCCACGACAAGAAATAAAAAACAATCGTCTGATGGAAACGCACACTCCGCATTGAACGAAGGAATCTTTCCGTTGAGCCCTCGAAGCGCCCCAATGCTGACCTTTTGGGCCGATACCAAAACCCGCGACTCGCGTGTTACGAAATCGGAATATTTCGTCCAAAACAGCTTCTCACACGCAGACCGCCCTGACGCATTCTTCGCCACATCCGAAATCAACCATCCTCGAATCACATCTCGAGGGGCAACCCCAACCTTGATTGCCTCTCGAATCATATCCCAACTGACGAAGTCACAGAGGATCCATTGAAAAATATCCGAAGGAAGGCGCCCTGCAGCAGATAGTCCAGCTTTTTGGTCCGCCCCCAAAGCCTCTGTAATCCTCAGTATCGTCTCAACCCTTGGAGATGAAATCTCTGGGTGCAACTCAAACCTGGAAATCAAAGCAGCAGAAACACCAGCCCTCCGAGCCAGCTCACGCGTAGTTATCTTCGCAAGCCGCCGCTGCTCTGCCAACCAAACTCCAAAAGTTCGCTGTACATTTGGGGACACTTAGCACCTTCTTTCCAAGTTAGACAACTATGGAAACCGACTGGGATCCGGACACCACCAAAAGTCATAGATCCTCTAAATCTGCACAGCGTACACAACGAGTAGGTCCGCCAGCCACGAGGCAGGAACAGTCACGACATTCCCGAATTGTTCCAAGACCTGGCAGCAAACTCTGAGGAATACCGGGAGGCTCCTGAGGCGGTCCCTCGTGCTGTCGTCTATGCCACTCTTCAAACCACTGTAGGGATAGTTGCTCGGGCCACTCGTCAGGCGGTTCCATTCGACCCTCCAACGAAAACGAGGTGATATTTTTGGTACGGCAAACGTCCAAGTTTGCGCATTGTTTCTTCCCCAAGTCTCACCCCTGTTCGAGGATCCCCGCAGCCTCCAGTTGAGATGCACTCGTCGCATTCGATGTTCCCAGCATTCTCATACTCACAGTCGAAGTCGCTTCCGTCTATCGTGTGAGTCCACCGTCCCAAACAAGGTATATTGAAACTCCCCTTGTTGAGAGAGCTGGGATTGAGGCCCCTTGGCTTATGCCTAAATACTCCTCTTCCCTTTCCCATATCTCCTCCTCTAATCTTCCACCGTCAAATGCGTTGGATGCAACTTCCTCAGTCGCTCGACCTCAGCCTCCGCACGCTCCGCACGCTCCTGAGCTTGCTTCACACACCACGAACAGGCACCACAAGGACCACGACCGGCAGCACGGGCCTCTGCACAAAATTCGCCACCGCTGACCGCGGCGAGGGCTACAGCATTTTGCAACCGCTCAATAGCTCGTCTAACGCTTTTCGTTTCCTCTTCGGACCCAAATATCGGGGTGCCATTCAACACCCCCGATGGCAGGAAAAGAACATTATCAACTACGATTGCCACAGGGTCATTGGTAGTATGCCCTGGACAACCGGATGGTATACAGGGGCTTGTACAGGTGTACGTAAAATAAACTATCTCAAACCCCAAAAATTTCTGCATGCCTACTCCTTACATTATCCGAGTTTCCTCGACTCGCAGGTGTGTTGACATAGATTGTTACCTACCTTCCACGTCGAAGGAGCCCCTTCATCTCAAACCTTCCTCGCCACGAGTTGAAGTTTTCCTTCGTCGTCAAGTTTAGCGACGTACACAAGATGCTTGAATAGCGGAATCCCACCAAAGCTCCAAAGCTGTATGACGGACTCCGGATGAACACGGGACGAGTCGTGGAACACTGGATGATCATGATCGATATGAAAGTCGCAGTCCTCGTCCGGCGTTCCTTCACACATTACTTTCCCATTGAGAGTTACGATATACATTCAATCTCCTCTATCGGAAGGCTTTTCTTTTTTGACTGGCACTTCTTGACTTCCTCACCACGAATTCACAAAACGAATGACCGTTATATTCTCTGGGAGTTTCTCCAGAATAACCTCAATCCCATCTTCTGCTCCGTTGCCATCGTGATACCCTCGTCGGCATTCTGGAGGGATCTCTATCAAGGTCCCGGCTTCAGACGGCGCTCTCCAATCAAAAAACTCTTGGATTTTTTCTGGTACGGGTAGATCGGCCGCCACATAGGCGTCGTAAATTGCCTTCATCTTCACCCACCTCTCGTCCGGAGGATGAAATCCGTATACGTGTGTTGACATACTCATAGACTATCTCCTCTAAAATGTGCTGCAAGCCACTCCACGACGTTGACTTCGATAGTGGCCACCTTTTCACAAACAAAAACCTCGTACTCATTTACGACAGCGCGAACGAATTCCCGAGCAGCCGCGACGCCAGACGGTTTACGATCTGTACTCTCGTAAAAATTCCCGTAATCGTCATCAAGTTTTTCGAGAATACAGTCCAGCATATCAACAGCAAGATCCTCGCGGCAGGTATCCGAAATTTCCTTCGGAGCAAAACCATAGATCGTGATCTTCTATGCGAAAGCCGGGTGTCGAAAAGCTACGACCTCTTGAATCGCATCATCCAGAGTTCGATGAAAGTGTGTCTCGGCCTTATCGTCGTACGTATAGAATTTGGGTTCGCAACTGCCCCCGCTGCACGGACAGGGCCTATTTGTGATCTCTGGACGCATCTTTCACCTCTCCATGGCACGCGCAGTCGCATCCGGTATAGACGGCACCCTCCCTCGACACGCTCACAACTAGCGGGACGACCTTTGGGGCAGTCGGACACTCGGCGCGCAATTGGTTGTTCACATCCAAATAGCAGAGCCACGGCTTGCTCCAGCCGTCAACAAAAATGGAAACGTCATACCCTGAGCGCAGGTGTGTCTTGATTTCATCGACGGATAAGGGCATGTCGGAAGACTCCGCTGTGTATCGACTGCTCCTACGGCATCGCGGATATGCTTCTGTAATTTCAATTGCGCTCATTATTTTCCCCTAGAAGTCTCTGTCAAAGCCATATCCGTTCGATGGATCTGGATCAGGAGAGCCTTCTTCGTGAGCGTGTGATCGGCTAGGCTTGCGAGCGCGCTCCCATGCATCGCTAATATCCATACCGAGCGCGAGGCCCTGCTCGTAGTGTGCGCCCATGCGAAGCGTGACTACGTGAGCGGTCCCGTAGCCGCATTTGATGCAAGGCTCGTGATCTCCAAGAGCGTATTGCTCCTGCTCTGTTCCGCCAGTCGGCTCGACAGGATCGTGAGCCCCACATTGGAGGCAGTGCCAATATAATAATATGGTATCGCTGGACCCCAGTTCTGAGTTCTGTTTCATCTATTAACCTCGCTCCGTTTTTCTCTCGCTGTTAAATCCGTGGCCAGGGGCGAGTACCTTCTCGTTACATATCACTCGCACAGCCCCTCGAGTAGATTGTCCGTCGCCTCGGCGAGCATGGAGCGTACCTTGCCAAAGATGAACTGCATCTCGGGCGCCGCCGCCTTGCCCGTACGCAGGTGGATCATGTGGATCCACTGTCGAAGATTGGTGGTGTGGACGAGCGAAGTGGCAAGCGCATGGGGCAGCACATAGCGAGCCTGCTCACGCTTGACACCGGCAGCCCGCAGGTCATGGTAGGCACGCACAGAGGAAAAGCAGGTGAAAGCCCAGGAAGGAAAGCCATCTGGGAATTGCTCGCCCCTCACGTCAAACATCTTTGTCTCGTTCATGGTTGGCGAGACGAGGTGGAGCGTCCTCTCCTGCTCGATAAAACGCGTGCTCGACTGTGTCGGCGACCCAATTCGATGCCGCACGAATTCGTGGGAGGCTACCCTCGACATCAAAAACGCAAAGGTCACGTTGGCGTGCTCGATGACCGTCGCATGCGGCGGCCGCGCAGCAAGTCGTCGCCTCAGGAATTCCAACGTCTCCACATGACCCTCATCCCTCCCCGACAGCAGCCTATCAATCTCGGGCTGCTCCCACAGCAGGTGATGAGACCGACGGCCAGCGAACTCGCAAATCGCCAACTGCCGATGGATTTCTCGTAGCGGCGTCAGGCACACGACAAGCGGCTGGTGAATTACAACTTTCTCTACAATGTCAGTCATTGTGTTTGTATTCCTCTTCCCAGACGTATTCCTCCGGGGGCCTCTTCATGAAAATTCCCTGCTCGACCAGCTTCGGTCCTATGCACCGCCATACCCCACGCCAGCAACCCAAATCCGGGTCGTAATTTGGATTGTTGTGTAAATGGCATGGGGACTCCTCGAAGAACTCCTCGTCGTGAATTGTGCAGCTCGCCTGCCCCTCCTCCAAGAGAAGGTAGGGGCATAGCACATCGTTCGACTTGTACACGTAATCCATCGTGCCGTCCGAAAGAACTCGAGGTATGACGACCGACATATAAACGCAGCAGTACCCACACCGTCGACATCCAAACACCTCAGGCATCAATCCCTGCTCTCTAATTTGTGCGCAAACGTGCGCACGGTTTAGTTCCCACTTCAGCGATCTCGCTTGCTCGACTGGCAGGGGCCAACCGAGTAGAGGCGTGATCATCCATGGGCGTTCGGGCCTGCCGGCCCCAGTTCCCCAGAAGCCCTGGGTACTGTTCCAAGTTCACTGCGGCGTTCAGATCGCGATCTTCACTCGCTTCACACGCCGCGCACCGATACACTCTGTCGGCAAGGCCAAGGCGGCCGTCACCCGTCTTGACGTTGCCGCACCGTGAACACCGCTGTGTGCTCGGGAAGAGGCGATCAGCGACAACGACCTGCCCGCCAAGCGCCTTCGCCTTGTACAGCATCAACGGATTGAACATGCCTAGACCGACATCCGATGCCGCTCTCGCCAGCTTCCTGTTGCGCAACATGAAGGCCATGCTCAAGTCCTCGATCACCACCGTTTGGTTCTCGCGGCAGAGATCGGTCGTGACTTGATGCCAAAAGTTCTTGCGCACGTTCGCGATTCGCTGATGCAGGCGAGCAAGACGAGCACGAGCCTTCGCCCGGTTCTTGCCGCCCTTCTCACGCCGGGACACCACACGGGCCGCTCGCTTGAGCCGCTGCAAGCAACGCTTCAACGGTTTGGGCGCGTCGATTGCCTCGCCGTGGGAGGTGACGACGGCCGTCTTAAGCCCGAGGTCGACGCCGACGATCGCGTGCGGGTGCGTGTGTTGCACGGGTTCGACCGCGACCTCGACGTTGACTGCAATGAACCAGTGATCGGCTTGGCGATACACATGGCCAGACATGATCTTACCCTGGAAGCGAAGATGCTCGAACGTCTTCACGTCGCCGATGACCGGCAGACGAACGACACCACGCTTGCCTCTGCGACGAAGCGAGAACTTGTCGTTCGACACGTAGAACGCATCGTGCTGGCCCCGCCTGCGGAACTGCGGGTAGCCTAGCTTCTTGCCCTTACGCTTCCCGCTGCACGATGCAAAGAAGTTGCTGAACGCGCTGTTCAAGTCTGCGAACGCTTGACTATTCGCGTCACGGGGGCTCTCGTAGACCCAAGGGAACCGCTCGCCCTTCACGGCGTTGAACTGCTTCTTGAGCTTGGCCGCGGACGGCTTCTCACCAGCACGGTACTGTCTGGTCCACTCCGCGAGCGCCCAGTTGTACGTAAACCGCGAGACGCCAGCAGCGCGTGCAAGAGCGTTCGCCTGCTTGACCGTTGGGTCCAAGCGTATGACGTGTCCGCGAATCATGAGGCCAGTGCCGCCTTGAGCGTCTTGCGGTAGTTACGCAATCCGTAGAGCCTCGACGAGAAGCAGTGGACGATGGTCATCAGGTCTTCGACCATCTCTCACTCTAAACTCAACTTCTCCACATCCGATCCGATCCCTCCACACTTCCCGATCCCTCCTCAGTACATCGAAACGTCACTTGTGCTTTTCGTAGCGCACATCGTTAGATAGTTCCGTACACCGCCCTTGTTGAATCGTTTCGCAAAATACAACGACAAACCATTCTGTCTTCCAAATTCGAGGGCCTTGAAATACAACTTCCCCCGAACCCCAGAAATCGCCAGCCCCCCACCATATGCCGCCTCCCCCATCACCCTCACATACGACGGTGCCCACTGGTCAGCCAACCACTCCACCACCTCCCCCAACACCCGTACCGCCATGTCATGCCCCAAATCTGCCACCAAACATCGAATCAACGTCGAATGAGTCCGGTCCAGAGTTTCCCAATTGGAATTGTCTATCCCCATACGCGCCCTCAAATAATCTACCTCCTCCGGAAAATCATGGCTCACACTCCCGTCCCCTCGAGAATTCAATATCCCTCCCACCGCGTTCACCATCCACCCAGCCCCAAACCATACCAGCTTCGCCCGCCCCTTCGGTGTCTCCCCTCCCCAGTCCTCATGTGCCTCAGCCCCTACACTACGAAAATATTCCAGTATCTTCCCCTCAGGCTGATATACGCTCTCTAAAATTATATTCCCTAATGCTAATTCCTTGTTTCGTACCACCCGCGCATAACATCGCTCAGACCCTAAATGATTACCAGTGATTGAATACATCGCACCACATCTCGAGCACGGCCCCATCCTTACCCCTACACCCCCACTACCTCCCCGATCCCCTAACGCCCATACACTGTACGCCCT